CAACTATATCTTTTGCTAACCCTGCCGCAAGTGGCAAGGTATCTACAGCAACACTTAGGATCATCCAAGACTCTAGTGCGAGGACAATCACCTGGCACTCTAGTATCAAGTGGGCAGGCAATGAAGCACCTACACTTTCAACAGGAAATGATGACGTTGATGTTTTTGTCTTTTATACAGTAGACGGTGGAACAACTTATTACGGCATTGTTGCTGGGCAGGATATGTCCTAATGAGTGGTGCGTCTAAAATATTGATGGGCGGTGGTGCAGTTGATCTGCCAAGCGATGATGAGTTTGATAACGTCAGTTTTCTAAGCCACTTTGATGGCTCTAACAATGGCACTAATATTGTTTATGACGATGGGTCAACCAGCAACCACACAATAACCACAGCCGGGAATGTCTCTCAAGGTTCCTTCGGGCCTTTTGCTAGAGTAGATGGTGAATGGTCAAATCATTTTGGTGGAGGAACTCGTGGATCATCCCATCTACAAACTGCGATTCAAGCCGCGAGTAGTTCTGATTTTACGTTAGATGGCGAATATACCATTGAGTTTTTCGTGCGGTTAAACTCAACGGCCAATCAATATTTCTTTGCAATCGGCGATGTTATTAATGCTAACGATATGGAGCTTGGTCTTCTTTCAGGGACTACGCTGAGACTTTATCAGGGTGGTTATAAGGTTTTTAGTACAGGCAGTCCGTTAACGGTGGGTGTTTGGCATCATGTCGCAGTCACACGAAACGGTAGTGATCTTGTTACTTGCTGGGTGGATGGTACGGCTCTAGGAGCTACTTTTACAGTAACTGCGGATGCCGATGGGACGGCTACAGTTGGGGCATCACTTTACAATGGAGCCTTCCAAGATAGTTGCCTTGGTTACATATCTAATTTCAGAATATTGAAAGGCACTTGTTTATATACAGGCAACTTTACAGCGCCCACAGCCCCACTCACTGCAATTACAAACACCAAGCTACTAACCTGTCAATCTAACCAATTTAAAGATAATTCTGCCTCAGCCCACGTGATAACAAAAAATACAACTGGAGGTGGTTTAACGCCCAGTATATCCGCCTTTACCCCGATCCTGACCAGCAAGGGCTATGACACAGCAGTCAATGGGGCAAGTGCTTTTTTCCCCGGCACGGGTAGTGAATATTTGTCAGCGGCAGACAGTGCCGATTGGAATCTAGGTGATACCTTTACGATTGAAGCGTGGGTGAACCCACATCAAAACGAAGCTCTTAATACCGTGATTGAGCAAAATGGATCATCTGGTTTCTATTATAGCGTGGCTGGGAATCCACCAACTTCAATGCAGTTTTATCAAGGCATTGGCAGTGCTGTAACGTCCAACAGTGCCACAGTTACTCAAATGAATGAGCAGTGGAATCATGTCGCATTTGTTGTAAGCGGTGGCACAGGATACCATTATATAAACGGGGTTAGGTCTGGCAGCAGTGCTTCAGGTATTAGCATAGGCGACATCAGTGCTGCGTTGCAAATCGGTAGCACTGGAAGCAGTACCAACCCGTACAAGGGGCTAATATCAGATGTTCGTATCGTCAAAGGGACAGCCGTTTATTCAGGCACAACATACACTGTTCCAACAGCCCCACTCGCTGCCATCACCAACACTAAACTCTTGCTCAATACGGCTGACGCGCAAGTGTTTGATAGTGCGGCACAGAATACTATGCTGTTGCTTGGTAATGCTGATTCCAGCACAACTCAGAAAAAGTTTGGCACAGCTTCTTTAGCTTTAGATGGAACTGGCGATGCCGCACAAGTGCGTTTAGGTGATGCAAGTCGTTATAACGTTTCATCGCTTGAAGGCCCGTTCACCATAGAGTGTTGGGCTAGAGCCGACGATACTGGCACTGCTTTTTTGTGGTGTGCTGGTCAGTACACTATAGAGCTTGGCATCAGTGGCAGTACTTTTCGAGGGTACACTGCTGCGACTAGCTATATAAACTTTTTCACTGGTGGAGAGTTTACAGTAGACACTTGGCATCACGTTGCACTAGTGCGTGATACCTCTAACGTCATAAAATGTTATCTCGATGGTACTGCAAGCAGCACAACAGCGACAAACGCCGCAGCATTTGCTCTAACGGAAGGCATATTTTATATCGGGGGTGAGTGGTCAAGTGCTACAGCGGTAGCAACTCCGTGGGACGGCTACATTGATGAGTTTAGAATCAGCAATTTTGCCCGTTACACCAGCAACTTTACCCCCTCGACAGAAGCATTCCCAGACAAAGGACAATAATGATGATGAAAATAGCCCAGTTAGATGGCTCAGATATTGGGGATATTGCAGACTGTAAGGTTTTATTTCCTAACACCTCCTTTCCAAAAAGTGGCCCTGACGCAGAGTGGTTAACGCTTAATGAGTGCGCTGAAGTCGTAACATTTCTACCTTTTGATGCAGCGACTCAAAAGAATGAAAGCGTTACGCCATACCTATCAGGTGGCAAGGTCTATACCCGCAGAGTCACTGACATGACTGATGCAGAAAAAGCAGCGGTAGTAACAGCCAATAATGCAGCGGTGGCAGCAAGTAACAGAGCAAAAAGAGATGCGCTTATGACTGAGTCTGATTGGATGGTGATTAAATCACAGGAAACCAGCACAACATTAAACGCTGATTGGGCAACTTATCGACAGGCGTTACGAGATATTACGGCTCATGCAAAATGGCCTAATTTAGCATCACCGGCCCCAGATGGAAGTGGTGGGGATTGGCCTGCCGCACCAGAATAAGGACTATGCTAGTTGATAAAAAAAATATTCATTTTTGTAGCTGCCCTGGCTATGTTAACGCCTGTGAACTTGTTTGCTGCCCAATCAGGTAACTGTACATCTGGTACAGAATTTTGTGAAGATAATAACCAGACGACTACTTCAACAGGAACCAATACCAATACGAACACCAATACGAATACCAGCACCAATACAAATACTAACGCCAATACTAATGTAAATACGAGTACGTCAACGGCCACGAACACCAACACGAACACCAACGCTAATACTAATGTGAACACTAATAGCAGCACCAACGTGAACACTAATACCAACACCAGCGTAAACACGAACACCAACGCTAATACCAACACAAACGCTAACACTAATAATACGACTTATAGCGGAAGTAACACCAATATCAACACCAATGCGAATACCAATACGAGTACAAGTAACAACACAAATAACAATGTAAGTTCAGGCGGAACGAATAACACCAACGCCAACACCAACACAAATACCAACACCAACACTAATAATTCAACGGTAAATTCAACAGCTAATAACAACAACACAAATACAACTACGTCAACTGTTGATCAAAATGTTAATAGCAATAGCGCATCGAATAACACCAACACCAATACTAATACTTCTGACAGCACTTCAAACAACACCAACACCAATACTAATAAAAGTGAAAGTACGTCAGATAGTAATGTGACAACAAACAATAAGAACGAAAATACCAATAAGAACGAAAACACCAACAGGAATGAAACTAATCAAACAATCAAGCAAGAGATTGAGACAAAGGCACCTCCTGCAAGCGCAATAGCTCCTTCCATTGGTGCTAGTTACTCTCAGGATTTATGTACCACGGGTATCAGTGGCGCTTTCCAAGGGCAATTATTTGGTTTATCAGCAGGTAAGAGCGTTAGAGATATGAACTGTGAGCGTATTAAATTATCTAAGACGCTTTACGACATGGGGATGAAAGTTGCGGCAGTAAGCCTAATGTGCCAGGACGAGCGAGTCTTTACTTCTATGCTGATGGCTGGCACTCCTTGCCCTTACGAAGGAGAGATTGGGGAAGCAGCTAGGGTTGCTTGGGAAGAAAATACAGATCAAAGACCTGACAAAAAAGCATACCTTAACAAGATAGCACCTACTAGGGCAGAAAAGAGAGCAGCAAGGAAAGCAGCAAAACGTAAAGCAGAAGAAAAAGGATGAAAAAGCTTCTTTTACTGCTAGGGATTCTGTTTGTTGGTAATGCAATAGCAGACAATAACGGCACCTGTTCTAACAGCCAGAATTGTTACAACAGTGGAGTATACATCTACGAAGGTGGTCAAGACCTTGTAGACCTCTATAACATGTCAGGTACTACTAACTTAAACGCTAGTGATGACCAATATTCAAACCAAGTATCTCTGGGAATGGAATGGAATCGTTGGGGGCAAACTTGGTCACACGCTAGAATGTCTACTAATGGCTGTGTAAACCTTAGAAGTGGATCGGCTGGCGGTAATTCATCTAACTGTTCAGACTTCACACCTCAATCCTTACCTTACAGAGACTATACCTTATATCCTCTATGGACTGATTTAATAAGGGGTACAGCGTCAGGAGGACAAGCCTCTAAGATGTTGTTTAAAGACTTCGGAGACTATGCTGTCTTTGGTTGGTATTACCTGAGAGAGTTCCAAAGAAGTTCAAGCAATAGTTTTGAAGCAATCCTTTACGCCAATAACTCATACGAATTCAGGTACAGAGAGCTAGACATTATTAACCATGATGTTGTTATAGGTGAACAAGGTAAACACTCTACTACCCCGACAGATACTAAAACATTCCTATACTACAATGATGGTCAGAGTGGGTACGCTACATTAGACGCATACTTAGCTGGATACGGTGGCCCTGATATAGAAAATGGTGGTTCACTATACTCAGGAACACAGGCAGAAATGTGTGAGATAAATGCCTTATACGCTAGCACCTGTTCAGGATACGCAGCAGCTTACTTCGCGCAACAATGTGCTATTAATTCACTATATAACTCAGAGTGTACTGGGTATGCAGCAGCTTACTTAGTCCAGCAGTGTGGGCTTAATACTTTGCATGATGAAAGTTGTAATGGTTATGCAGCCGCTAAATTAGTATACGAATGCGACTTAGACGTATTTTATTCTAGTTCATGTGATGGTTACTCGTCTGCCCTGGCACAACAACAAGCGTTAGAAGATGCCATATATGGAACAGATGACAGTCAGTATGGCTATGACGATGGTTATGATGAATATGGCAATGAGGAATATACAGATTACGGTTACGATGACGAGTATTTAGGTCTTGATGATCCTTGCTCTGAAGGCGGCTGTGCAGGAGAAACAATACAAGAAGAGTACGGAACTGAGACAGATGAAAGTATGGGTGTTTACGCTCAAGAAGAGGATTTTTGGGAAGAATCATACGAAGAGCAGCAAATGTTAGCGCAAGAAGAAGTCTTGTATGTAACAAACCCTGAAGAAATCTTGTATGCGACAGATGCTGACTGGAATGCCTATGAGGTAGAAGAATTTGAGCAGAGAGAAAATATAGCGTTTTCTGAAGAAGAATTTGTAGCTGCAACTGACTTAGAGGAGTTATACGAAGAAGAATTTTATGAGGTAGAGGTTTTAGAAGAGGCAGAGCTACTAGCTCAAAACCCTACAGAGCAAGAAATTTATATATTAGAAGAAACAATAGGTGTAGAAATATTTACTGAAGAAGAGTGGGAGCCTGTTGAAGAGAATAGAATATTATATGCAGAAGAGTTAGAAGACATTGAGCGTGAAGCAATAGAAGAACACGAAGAAGAAGTTTTTCAAGAGTTTGATGAAGCACATGAAGAAGATGAAGAAGAGTTCTTCAAAGAAGAAAAGGAGGGTAAATCTAAAAGCACAAGATTTATTGCTTCTAGTACACAAGCAGTTGTATCGGCAATAGCTTTTGGTGGTACACAAGAAGAGCGAGTAACAGTTGCTGAAGTCTTACAAGAACAATTAGACGAGGGATCAGGTAGCACAACAGGCGGTAGTTTTAATTCAAACTCTTATTCAAGTGGCAGTGCTGTAGCTACAAGTTCCCAGCAAATAACGCAATCTACAGGTAATACTTTTGTAGTAGAACAACAAGAGCAATCTACAGGGCAAGTGCAGATCCAGGCAGTAGAGATAGTTGATTCTGGCCCTGCGGTAACTGCTTTTGAGGTGGCTGAACAACAAGAAGAAGAACAACAAGAATTAACATTTGACGATGGTTCTAACTTTACAATAGCTGATCAAAACTTTGAAAGTTCGTTTGATGATGCATTAGGAGCAGGGCAATCAATAGGGCAATTTTTAAGTAACACAGCACCCGATTTTGCTAAGTTTGAAGTTGAAGCACCTACGTTCCAAGAGCAAAGACAATCAAGCGCAGTAGAAAGTTTGGCAGACTCTGTTAGTTCAACTGTCATAGCATCAAACTTACAAGCAGAATTAAACAAGTTACAACAAGACAACGAGAACACTAATGATTACGGCGACCAGACTATTGTTGTTTCGTATATTGGGTATTCTGCGGGGTTTAGTGAGTACGCCTCACAAACACAACTGGCAGATAAGCAGAGTTGGTACGATAGTTCGCAAGTATATAAAGGGCAGAAGACTGCTGATAACGTAGCAGGTTTTTACAGGATGGCGGGTAAAACCCAAGAAAAACTACAAGAAATGATACGCAGTCAATATAATCGGTAGTACGAAACAACAGGGAGGGAAATGGCAGAAGTAGAGTACGAAGGAATAAAGATGAGCGGCAGTAAAATGCTGTTTATACTCCCGTTGTTAGGTACACTGATTGGTGGTCTATGGGGAGGTTTCGAGCTGTATAATAGGCTACTTGTTGCTGAAGAGGCATTAGCTAATTTAAAGCCAGAAGCGATACAAGCAGAACTTGTCAGGCTAACAGAGTTAACAGAAATTATTAAGACTGACTTGAGAGAAGATATTAACGCAGCAAGAGAGGATATTAATACAGCCAAAGGGGATATTAATATAGTAAGAGAGGAGACTAGTGAAGTAATGGACTTAGCAAGAGCTACTGATAAGACATCAGCAGACACACAAAGAGAAATTAGAAATGATGTGTATGCAATGGAGCGTGGTATGAATACCCGATTCAAAGAGATGGACAAAGAGACCAGGGAGCTAAGAAAAGACTTAGAAGAAAAGATTATGACAATACTTGAAAACCCCCTCAACGACACTGAATAATAGGACATCAGCATGGATCAGATTATAGAAATCATAAATATTATTACGGCTTTAGTTGCGTCATGTAGTGCAATTGCTGCTGTGACTCCTACGCCAAAAGATGACTCAATGGTTGCAAAGGCGTACAAGATAGTCGATCTGCTGGCGATCAATGTTGGTAAGGCGAAAGAATAATGGCTAAGGATGCACTTGCCAAGATTGAAACGCACGAAAGGGAGTGCGCGCTTCGATTTAAAAATATTGAAGAACGGTTAGAGCGGGGGTCTCAAAGAATGGATAGGATGGAAATGTCTATTTGGGGAGTTTACCCGTTCATCCTGGCTTCTGTATTTTTAGCTAAATACCTCTAAAGCTCGAAAATAAAGGAGTTTTATGAAATACTTACTTTTTATCCCCGTCTTACTTCTTGCATCTTGTGGGACAGTTCCTGAATGCTCAACTCGCACTGTAAGCTTTCAAATCCCAAGTGGAATCCCTTTCGTAGATGGAGCTTTTACCGTCAAACGTGACAACGCGCACAGAGATTGTGGGAAAACCACTGAGCAACTAGCACAAGATGATGCTGATCGTCTAAGGCTGGGCGTAAGGCTTTGGCCTAGAGACAGCGATGACTAGTCATCAGAAGCTAGCTAGGATTTGCGGAGAAAGCTATCAAGAAAGCACTTTCGAGGAAGCTAATATTGAGGTGCTGGTAAAGGGCAATGTGTTTGCTTTCAGGGGTACTGATGAACCCAAGGATGCAATACGAGACATACGCATCCTTCCTCTATGGACGAGAGAGCTAGGCTGGTGTCCTGCTGGGTTTCTCAAGGCAAGTAGAAGGCTTGTGAACAAAGTCACATCAATGTGCTTAGAACAGGACATTGATTACAAGAAAATAGAGTTAACGGGGCATAGTCTGGGAGGTGCAGTAGCTCTTATTACTGGTGCTTTAATGACGAGAGATGAGATACCTCCTGCACAGATAGTGACATTTGGCGCTCCTCGATGTGGACGACTGAAGATTTTGGATCAAATACTGGTCACTCAGTACCGACATGGGAAGGATATGGTTCCAATGATTCCTCCGCTGATGCGGCGACACAACAAGCTATTAACCTTTGGTAAGCCAAAAAGCTACATTAAAGATCATTTTGTAAAGAATTATGTGAAAATGAAAGCGCCACAGAGGAAGGTATGACTCCAAAACAACTAGAGCCAGGCAGTGAATACGCAAAATACGATGCAGATGGCGATGGTATAGTTTCAGATGAGGAGCTTGAAACAACTGCGCGGTTGCAGCAATTAGAAGCAACGCATGAAAAAGCGGATGCTCAGCGGAATATGTGCTGGTTGGCACTACTAGGCATGTTGCTCTACCCTGCTCTAGTTGTCTTCTGCGACTTTTTAGGCTTGGATAAGGCTGCTGAGTTGCTTGAGGCCATGAGTTCAATATACTTTGTCAGTGTCGGCGGTTTAATTAGTGTCTGGTTTGGCGCTCAAGCCTATACCAAGAACAACGGGAAATGACATGACTGTTGATGTAAAACAGGTTTACGAAGAAATATCTGCTGACGAAGGCAAGGTACTCCATGCGTATTTCTGTAGTGAACACCACAAAACAGTCGGAATAGGTCATAAAGTGTTGGAAACAGATCCAGAAAGCAGCCTAGACATTTACGGGATTGGTGCTGATGTTACTGATGACCAGCGTATCTCAGAGGATAGGTGCTATGAGCTGTTCCAGGGAGACATACAAATTGCGATTGATGGATGCCAGAAGATTTATGATAGCTGGGAAGAGCTTCCACAAGAAATGCAACACGTTCTGATTAACATGTGTTTTCAGCTTGGGCAGGGTGGATTAGGTAAGTTTAAGAACTTCAAGGCCGCTATCGAAGACTCCGAGTGGCAAAGGGCTTCAGAAGAGATGATGGATTCAAGATGGGCAAATCAGACACCTGAACGTGCTGAAAGACTGCGAGACAGGGTAATAGCTGTTTCTACAGGAGGTTTCTGAAAATGAGTCTGAAAAATATAATAGCTGACTGGTATTACGGGTACGGTGACGAAACCGGAGGGAATCCAGGCGGAGGGGATAGAAGTCAAAATCCATACGACTTCTCCCCTGATTTTGCTTCCAGAAGAGGGGAGGATCCTTTTGACAATACACGACCTTCCTTCGACCCTGGAGTTGTTGTTTTGTCTGGGGCGCAACATGCCTGGAACGCAACGGCTTTTTTGATTCTGACTGGGCAGATGACAATAGAAGATGTGCCTGAACATCTTCGTTTGGTTGTTCAAGACCGAGTAGACAATCCACCGCCATCAGTGCTACGCGCTGTTGCTGAAGATTCTAATCAAGAAGTAGTACCTGAAGATGATTTATTAAACGGCGATTCTGATTTAACAGGAGACACAACCGCAGACGATTTACAAGTTTCTTCGTACATAAACGCAATGCAAGGAACAGCGGCTAGTGTAATAAAAAGTATGGGGACGCCATCGGCTGGCGGCTCTGGTAAAAAGTCGATTGAAGAGGAAGTAATGGAAATCCTCCAGAATCAAGCCTTAGAGGGCGGCGGCATTGGTGTTGAGATAAATCCAAAAGACGGTGATAGTTTCTTGCTCAAGCTTCCCATTGCTCTGCCGATTCCTGGCAATGTTCTAAAGATTAAATTCAGGAACCCGGACGGTACGTTTGTGCCGCTGCCAGACATTATTGGAGAAATCACAGGGTCAATTCAAAAAGCAGGATCAGACCTGTTAGCTTTTCCTAAGAAAATAATAGAAGAGGTTGGGGGAATATTTGAAGACTTGAGAGAGGCTGGTAAGATAGTTGCAGGGACTTCTGAAGAAGACCTCATGGGAAAGATTGAAGAGATATTTCAAGGGATTCTCAATAGTCCCGAGAAACGCGGGTGGTGGGAAGAATCAAATTGGATTTTAGAGGGACTTAGAACAAAACTAATAGGGGCTGCACATAGGAATGCAGTTAATAATCTTCCTGAAAACTGGTTTGAGCCTGCATCAGCGATTGCTGGTGGTGATGAATCTGCTGGGAAGGAGCCTGTTGGCGATCAACCACCAGGCGATCAACCACCAGGCGATCAACTTCCTGGGGATCAACTTCCTGGGGATGATAAGCGTCCTGTTGATGAAGATCCCCGGCCGAGTGATGAGCGCCCGCCGGGTGATGAGCGCCCGCCGGGTGAAGAGCCTAAGCCGGGTGAAGAGCCTAAGCCGGAAGAACCTAGAATTGATACAAGTAAAGAAAAAGTTGTAGCAACTTGTTTTATTGCTGGCACGAAAATTGATATGGCTGATGGAACACAAAAGAATATTGAAAATATTCAAGTCGGCGATGAAGTACAGGCCATCGAAGGAACAACTGATACCGTATCCTATGTACACGATATTGAAGCACAGGATCATTCGTTGTGGACGCTAAATGGACATATTACAGCTACTGAAGCTCATCCATTTATGACAGAAGCTGGTTGGAAGTCAGTTAACCCTAAAGCTTCTACGTCTGTATATGAAAGTTACGGAATCTCAATCGGACAATTAGAGGCTGGCGATTTATTGATCGGAGCTAAAGGGACGGTTGAACTTACAAGCCTTGAAAGTCGTAAAGAAAATGTCAAAGTTTATAACTTTACTACGGCATCTACTCATACTTATATGGTTGACGGCGTTGTGTCCCACAACAAATCTCTTGAACCCAAGCCTAAGCCTAAGGTTGTTATTCCTCCAAAGGTAACAGAGGAGCCTCCGCCAAAAAAACCTCCAACAGTTGTACCACCGCCGCCTCCACCTCCACCTCCGCCGCCGCCGCCGCCTAAGCCTAAGCCTAAGCCTAAGCCTAAGCCTGAGGTTGTTATTCCTCCAGACGTAGTAGAGCCTCCGCCAGAAGAACCTCCAACATCGACTTTTCCTCCTCCTACTGAGACTCCTCCTCCTGATGATTCTACTGAAGGCGGTGGCGGCGGTGGCGGGGGTATGCTTGGTGGCACACCTGATGCTTTTTATAACAGAGACGACTTAGGCTTACCTCAGTTTACGCCCGTAGCTTACGAGCCACGCAAAGACTATATTGTTTCTCTTAATCGAATTATGAGCGAAAATATGTCGAGCAGTAAAAAGGGACTGTTTGATGGTCTGGTTTAAATGATTATATTTAAAGGAATGGTCTAATGACCTATTTAGATTTAGTAAACAACGTATTAAGAAGACTGCGGGAGACAGAGGTTTCCACAGTCTCTGCTACTTCATACAGCAAGCTAATTGGTGATTTAATCAATGATGCTAAAGACCTTGTAGAAAATGCCTGGGATTGGTCTGAGTTAAGGACTCTAATAACGATTACAACGTCTAATGGAGATTACACTTACCCGCTAACAGGCTCAGGGCATAAGATTAAAGAGTTTCTGGTGATAAACGATACGTCAAACATCACTATGGAATACAGAACAAGCAACTGGTTTGAAAAACAACTGTTGCTACAAACGCCTCTGAGTGGCGCACCACAGTACTATACTTACAACGGTGCTGACTCTAATGGTGACATGATTTTAGAAGTTTACCCAAAGCCTGATGGTGTTTATTCTTTGAAGTTTAAAGCTGCAAAGCGTAACGCTAGTCTGAGCGGAGACACTGATACTTTAAGCATACCAGCAGTCCCTGTATTACATCTTGCGGTAGCTTTTGCTTCAAGAGAGCGAGGAGAAACAGGCGGTACGTCTACTCCAGAGTATTTCGAGATGGCAAACAAATACCTGTCAGATGCAATAGCGCAGGACGCTGGCAGACACCCAGAAGAACTTATTTTCTATACCCCTTGAGAAACTAATGGCCCAAGAACTAGCAAGCATCAATCTGGTAGCACCAGCTTTTAAGGGAATTAATACCGAAGACTCTCCTTTGGCTCAAGACCCGTCTTTTGCAGAAATAGCAGACAACGCTGTGATAGATCAGCGTGGACGTATTGCTGCCCGTAAAGGACTAAGTGTCATTACTACAAACAAGACCGTTCTGGGATCTGGAAGGATACGGGCGATCAAAGAGTTTAAGAATGATGCAGGAACAACCAAGGTATTCTCTGTTGGTAATAACAAGATAATCAGCGGCACAACTACGTTGGTTGATGAGACTCCAGGCGGCTACAGCATTAGTGCTGACAACTGGAAGATGGTTAACTTTAACGACAGCATTTACTTCTTTCAGCGTGGTTACGCCCCTCTAATCTATAATACTGTTGCTTCAGGGACATCAGGCGGGGCAAACACTGACGTAGTGTTACTTAGTTCGGTCAATAGTGCTGCTGGCATTTCTTCTACTATCTTTGGAAACGAGGTTTTAGCAGCTTATGGTAGACTCTGGACGGCAGACTTTGCTGCTGATAAGTCTACGGTGTACTGGTCTGACCTTTTAGCAGGGCATATATGGACAAGTGGCAGTTCTGGCTCTATAGACATATCTAAGGTCTGGCCTGACGGGTATGACGAGATTGTTGCTTTGTCTGCCCATAACAACCATTTGATTATTTTTGGCAAACACAGTGTAGTTGTTTACTCAGGTGCTACTGCTCCAGCCTCTATGACGTTGGCTGATACGATTTCCGGGGTTGGTTGTGTCGATAGAGATACGGTACAGGCCACTGGAACGGATGTATTATTCCTGTCTCAAACAGGACTGAAAAGCTTTGGCAGGACGATACAAGAGAAATCCATGCCACTAAGTAGTTTGTCAGGGACGATTACTAAAGACATTATTGCTACGTTAACGGCTGAGACAGATTTCTTCAGGTCTGTGTACCATCCAGAAGAAAACTTCTACTTGTTAACCTTTTCTAGCGAGAACATGACGTTCTGCTTTGACCTAAGAGGAGCTTTAGACAACGGTTCTTATCGAGCTACAAGGTGGCCCGAGACAGGTTTTACTTCTTATGTCAGACAAGATAACGGGACGTT